ATAGCGGGTGCTCCCCCTGCTAAAAGAGGCGGAAACTTCTGGTCACAGGGTATGCCAACAGTCGAAGAAACTGCTGACAAAGACCCTAAGAAGAAAGGTAAGGGACGTAGACGTAGAGCCCTTCGGCTTGGCGCAAAGTCACTAGCTATCCCAACAATAGGTTCAGGCGGTGGCAGTAAAACCGTAGGCAGCTAGGCTCAATTAAATAATTAGTAATAAGGACAAATACAATGGCAGTAAAAACCTATACGGCTACAGACCTCATAGAGAACTTAGGTAGTGCAAAAGAGAAGTTCTCTAAGATGGATGCTGACCGTTCTGCTGTACTTGACCGCGCCCGTGAGTGTTCTAAGCTGACGATACCCTCTGTTGTGACAGACGATGGTCATACAGAATCAGATGCTTTAGAAACACCATTTCAAGCTGTTGGAAGTAGGCTAGTACACAATCTAGCAAGTAAACTTATACTTGCTTTACTGCCTCCTAACACTAGCTTCTTTCGCTTACTCCCCAACCCTGACGCTATTGACTTAGCAGAATCACAGCAGGAAGGGGGTAAGGCGGAACTTGAGCGCAATCTAGTAGTCATCGAACAAGAGATGATGAAGCAGATAGAACGAGAAGCAATCCGAGTACCTAGCTTTGAAGCAGTTAAGTCACTCGTTGTAAGTGGTAACTCACTTCTTTACAAAACTGAGGTAGGCTTAAAGGTCTACAAACTAGCTAACTATGTTGTCTCTAGGGACTTCTCTGGTAACCCAATCGAAATTATCTGTAAGGAGATGGTAACTAAAGACACCCTCCCTGACGATGTTAGAGAGAAGCTAGATGACAACAAAGAAGCAGGTTCAGAAGACAATACAAAGGTTACAATCTATACAAGAGCTAGGAAGCGTGAAGGTGTCTGGTATGAGTGGCAGGAAGTTGAAGAAGTATTCGTTGATGGTTCTGACGTAACCTATACTGAAGAAAAAGAACTTCCCTTTATCCCTCTCCGTTGGACTTCGATCAATGGTGAAAACTATGGTCGTGGTTTAGTTGAGCAATACCTTGGAGACTTCCGTTCCCTTGAAGCTCTATCCCAGTTACTTATCGAAGCCTCTGCTGTTATGGCAAGGGTACTCTTTGGTAAGCGAGCAGGTTCAGTCGTTGATGTAGATGACATTAACAACGCTGAGAATGGTATCTGTATCTTAGGTGACTTAGAGAATGACATTACTACCCTTCAAGTGGGTAAGAATGCTGACTTACAAGTTCCTTTGCAGATGGTACAGGATATTACTAGACGACTTGAGCAAGCATTCCTTGTTGCTTCGAGTGCTGCTAGAGACTCCGAGCGTACAACAGCTACAGAGATTCGGTATATGGCAGCAGACTTAGAGAAGTCTCTAGGTGGTGTTTACAGTATCCTCTCTCTTGAGATGCAACGACCATTAGCCTACTTACTTCTAGGACAATCGAAAGCTGACATAGCCTCTTTAGGCATTGAGCTAGTTATTGTAACAGGCGTAGAGGCTCTAGGGCGTAACGTAGAGCTAGATAAGATTAGACAATTTAACCAATTAATTCAAGAGCTAGGTAGTCCTGAAATTATCCTCAGTCGCCTTAATGTTTCAACCTATATAAACCGTATTGCTAACAGTCTATCACTCGATACTACAGACTTAATCAAGACGGAAGAACAGCTACAACAAGAACAACAAGCTGCTCAGGAAGAAGCAATGATGCAACAGGGGCAGGGTGCTTTAATGAACTCAGCAGCTCAAGAAATACCTAAACAACTACTACAACAAGAATAGTAACGGGATACCCCTATTACTTAAAGGAGCTATAAATGACTACTAAATCACTATACCAAGTTAAGCGTGATCAGACAGAAAAGAAAGAAAAGAAGCGATCAAATACTATTACTGACGCTGACTACTTCCTACGCGACAAAGCAGCGGAAGCAAAGCGAGGTAGCCCCAATACTTCTAACATGACTCCCGCAGCCCCACCAGAAGTTAAGAAGGGCAAGGCTAAGGAGGACTGAGTATGTCTGACGAGCAGGTAGTAGATACCCAACAGGAAGTAGCTGTAGAAGCTCCTGTGAGCTCCCCTGAGGAGCTTTCTAACCAAGCAGCGATTGCTAGATACCGTGAGTCACAAAAGCCCTTACAGGAGCGTACAGAAGGTACTCCTGATGGCTTCAATGAAGACGGTACTGTAAAAGAAGACCTAATTGGCGGGAAGTTCAAGTCTCAAGAAGACTTACTGACCGCTTACAAAGAACTTGAGAAGAAGCTAGGGACTCCTAAAGAGGAAGCTCAGACGGAGGATACCCTTAGCCCTCAAGAAGAAGCTCTCGAAGATGCACTTGAGGGTTTCTCAGCAGCCACCTATGAACAAGAGTTTATAGAGCAAGGTGGCCTCTCCGATAAGTCTTACTCTGACCTCGAAGCTAAAGGCTTCTCACGGCAGCAAGTGGATGCGTACATTCAAGGACAGCAAGCTTATGCAGCTTCCTTCAGAAATACGATCTACGAATCTGTTGGTGGCGAGGAGGCTTACGGAGAGTTAATACACTGGGCTTCAGACAATATAGACCAAGATGTAATCAAAGAGTATAATGAAGCGGTAAACACATTAGACCAACCGCGTATATCTCGTACACTTGAATATATGAATCTGAAGAAGCAACAGTCAGCTCCTCGTGAAACTAGAAGGCTTGAGGGGGACGCTCCCGCCTCTGGATTACAACCATTTAGCAATAAGAACGAATGGCAACGGGCAATGACTGACCGCCTATATGGTAAAGATGCTAAGTATACAAACATGGTAGACAAACGCTACTTAGCTGCCCGTAAAAAGGGCAACCTATAACCAGTTAAACTCCTTGGGGATATTTAAACTCCTTTAGTCCCCTTGGGGTTTCTTAATTAAAAGAGTACTCCCTCCAATGCTTGTATTTATTAGTATTCTGTAAGCCCAACACCAGAGAGATGCGTCTTGAAGGTAAGGACAACTTAAAGATGAAAACCAAATAAAAGCAATAGAGATTTACGAAATACATAAATCACAAACATTTGAGGTAACAAAAAATGGCTTTAACAGTTAACAACATTGGTAGCAACTCATCAACCCGTGGCGTACCTACAAACATGGACAACGCTCTTGAAATCTACTACGGCTCGGTGCTAACTGCATTTGACCACAAGCAGGTCTTTCTTGATCTTGTAACCGTAAAAACAATCGAGCATGGTAGTTCTACATCTATCCCCGTGATCGGTCAAGCGTCTGACGCAGATACCAACACGCATGTCCCCGGCACTGAGCTTACAATGTCAGCGATTCCCGTTAAGGAACGTGTTATTAACATTGATGCACTTGAGTATTATGCTCTGGCTGTTGATAAGTTTGAAGAAAAGGTACTTCACTTCGAGACTCGTGGTGAATTGGCAAAGCAAGCAGGTGAAGCACTAGCTGTCAAGATTGACAAAGCTGTTTCTAATGCTATTTTGACAGCTTCTCAGACCTCTGGTACAATCGGTGGTGAAGCGGTTCAGGCAGATGGCTCTGAAGTAAACAACGATGCTATCGACTCAGGCACAACTGCTAAAGAAAAGGGCGATGCTCTGATCTCTGCTGTATTTGAAGCTGCTGCTATTATGGAAGGTAAAGACGTAACTGGTGAGAAATACCTAGTTGTAAGTCCTCTTACTTACTCATACCTAGCACAGTCCGATGCAGTAAACAAGGACATCACCTCTGGCGACAATGGTGGTATCAACAAAGGCACAGTAATGGAAGTTGCAGGTATTCGTATCTACAAGTCCAACTTTATGCCTACTGTTGCAGCAGGTCAGACTTCTATTGGTGTGAACATTGGTCAACCTAACACTCATTATATTCATGCACTTCTATTCACCTCTGAAGCTGTTGCTGTTGCTAAGTTGATGGACCTTACTTCTGAAGTAAACTACATCCCTGAGCAGTTAGCTACTTTGATGACCACATACTACTCTTACGGCCTCGGTGTTCTGAAGCCCGCAGCGGCATGTGTAATCACTGGCGGTAGCACTGGTGTAGCAGCAGTATAATCTCCACTCCTACTTGGAGGCCTTCGGGCCTCCTTGTCTTTATACTTGTAGTCATTAAGTATCGGAGTGTCTACAAATATAACGATAAGGAATAAATAAAATGACAGTAATTGACGCAGTAAACAGGATGCTTCGATATATCGGAGAACTACCAATCCCCGTTGACCCAGAAAGCCCCGCTAGTCCAACCATTGATAGCTTACCAGAGGGGCATGAGGCTAGACAGGCACGAACCATTCTTGAGGAAACACTACGAGAAGAACAAGAAACTAAGTGGTGGTTTAATACCTTTGAGATGACATTCATTCCTGACACAGATGGATACATAACACTTCCATTTAACGTAGTTGCTTTTGAGAACAACGACTACTTTAGAGAAGGTGGTAACTTGTACAAACGCTCGCCTCTCACAAGTAAATTTACTAGCCCCTTGAAGCTGACAGTACGCTTAGAGATCGGCTTTGATAACATCCCAGACGTATTCCGTACCTATGTGGTATTAACAGCAGCTAAACACTTGCATGTATACCTTAATGGTGACGAGACTACTCAAAGAGAACTAGATAATAAAGTGAACTTACATCGAATTAACGTAGAGCGTGAGCACTTGAAGCAATCTAAATTTAACTTAATTAAGGGTACTCGCCTAATCGACAGGGGTTCTAACCCTAGCGCATTAGCTTAGGAGGCTTAAATGGCAAAGATCAATAAGGTATACCCTGCATTCTTTAATGGGGTATCCCAACAGACCCCTGAGTTTGTTCTGGATAGCCAGTGTAAGGACATGGTAAACTGTGTTCCTGACATTGTAACAGGACTTACGAAGCGTCCCCCAGTAAAGCATACAAAGACTTTTAATACCGCAGAGGGCCATGCAGACTTTGCTAATTACTCAGTATTCCATACCTATGATCGTGGTGAGGATGCTGAAGAATACTTCTTCGTAGATACCCAAGATACTAGCAATCCCGTCCGAGCTTTTAATAGAGCAGGGAACGAGATGACAATTACCTATGACCCTACTGATGAAGCAGAGATTAAGACGTATTTAAACTTAGGTAACTTGCGAGGCTTAACGGTTCAAGACAGAACTTGGATGTTCTCAAAGAATGCTGTAGTTGGCTTAGATGCTTCAGCTACTTCTCCACTTGCTGCGGAATACAAAAAGACAGCTTACTACTGGCTTAAAAGAGGTAGTGGTGATAGGTACAACCCATTTAACTATGCTGTGTATCTAAATAGTAGAACTTTTGAAGTAGCACCTCCTAAGCCTAGCTCTGATGACCCAGACCCAGAAGCAGGAGCAGAAGACTCCACAAAGGCAGCAGAGATTCTAGCTAATAGAATTAACACAGGCTTAACGGATGTAAGCACAAAGAGATACGATGTAGCAAGTGATGGTAGTACTACTCCCTATAATGCAAGCGAGTATATAGGAGAAGACAAGACAGGCGTAACTGTTACAACTAATAACAGGGATGCTACAATCTCAAGTGTAGTTTATACAAGCGGTACAGGTATCCTAACATTTACTGTAACCGTAGCTGATAACGGAGTAGCAAGCGATACAACCGAAGTTAGTGTTGTAATTGCAGAGATTATTGCTTCTGACTTTACAGCTACAGTCCGTGGCTCACTCTTAGAGATTGTACATAATACACCAAATACAGACTTCACATTCAGCTCTTGGGACTCTTGGGGTAACCAAGCCTCTGAGGGATGGAAAGGAAGCGTAAACAAGCTTACAGACTTACCGAAGGATATGCCTTTTGATAACGTCTATGTTGAGATTATAGGAACTGGTGATAATACAGCTACTAACTACTTTGTTAAGTGGAATGGCTCTGCTTGGGAAGAATGCTTAGACCCTACAGCAGATCGTGGACAGCTCTCGAATATGCCAGTAAAGCTTGACCGTTCTTTTATAACAGAAGGGACTGATATAGCAACCTTTACTTTTAATCTTGTAGATTGGTCGTTACCTAGAGTAGGCAATGAGGACAACAACCCCGACCCTTCCTTCGTAGGCAAGACAGTCCAAGATTTGTTCTTCTATAAGAATAGATTAGGACTAGCTTCTGAGGATGGAGTATCGCTTACAGAAACAGCTAACTATACAAATTGGTATGTCTCAACGGCTACTGACATTTTAGATACCGATGTAATTGACATTACTCTATCTTCTACTCAGGCCAGTAAGATATACTATGCAAAACCTTTTAACAATTCACTTTATATGTTCACTAAGTATGCTCAGTATGAACTGACGCATGAGGGTTCTTTTGGCCCTGCTACTGTGTCTTTAAACAATACTACAAACTATCCGATGGCGGTAGAGGTAGAACCTGTTGTTGTTAATAACAGCTTATACTTCATATCCAATACCGATAACCGACAGCAACTTAGAGAGTATGTAAAGACCCAGAACTTAAACGTCAAAGGTATTGACTTAAATATTGGAACACCTACCTACCTCGAAAAGCCTATTAAATACTTAGTGGCTAACGGTGTACTAGGGTATGTCCTTTGTTGTACCGATGATAGCACTGTATATCTTTACAACTATAAAGAGGATGGTGAGGAGCGCATACAATCAGCTTGGAATAAATGGGAGACTCTTTCAGGAGTTACCGTAACAGCTAATAAGTATGAGTATCATAATATCGAGTCTAAGGTTCTAGTATTCGTACAGACCCCTGAGGGCTTTAGATACCACCAACTTCAATTAGATTACAATATAGCAAATAGTAATGTAGACACCTCCTCAGATGGTACTACAGAAACAGAGTATCCTTATGAAGCCAAAATAGTCTTACCTGACTACTACCCAAAGGTAACTGAGATCAAGACCCCTCTCAATAAAGTCCTCATTAAGAAGATTACTATTGAAGGCTCAGGTAGCTTTGATGCTGAGGTTTACAGAAAGGATTATAACACAACTTACGCAAAGTCGCACTTACGAGCATTAAGAGATTTAGATTTACATATTGCCTCAAAGGTAGGTAATGTAACTATAACTCTTAAAGACTCCACAGCAGATGACTTTGTAATATCTTCTGTAGTGCTTGAAGGTTTATTTAACACTACATCACGCGAAATGAGATAGAGGACTATTATGGAAACTCCCGCCAGATTTACCTTTGACGGACTCACAGGGGCTACAACAGTATTCCCTATTGCAGCCGAAATAAAAGGCGACAACTACTGTAGAGTAGAATTAGACGATGTTATTGTTGATGACAGGTCTAAGTATGACATCGTAAACAACTCGATTGTATTTACGTCAGCAACAGAGGTATCTGGTGTATCCAAAGTCTCTGTTCTAGTTGTACAATCTGAAGAAGCTATTGGACAGCTTACAATTACTAACAACATTGATACTGTAGCAACAAACATTGATGACATTAATACAGTAGGTTTAAGTATTGCGAATGTTAATGCAGTCGGAACTAGTATTGCTAACGTCAATACAGTGGCTAATACCACAAACCTTGCTAATGTAAATATTGTTGGTCCTGCTATTGCGAATGTGAATGCGGTTGGGGATAGTATTGCTAATGTTAATACTGTAGTACCTAGTCTTACTAACGTAGCAACTGTAGCCACTAACATTGCCAATGTAAACATTGTAGCCCCCGATATTGCGAAGGTTAATACGGTATCTGGGAGTATTGCTAACGTCAATACAGTAGCTAATACCACAAACCTTGCTAATGTAACAACGGTAAGCGGTAGTATTGCCAATGTAAATATTGTAGCCCCTGACATTGCCAAAGTCAATACGGTATCTGGTAGTATTGCTAGTGTTAATACAGTGGCGAATGCTACAAACCTAGCTAATGTGACGACCGTAAGTGGGAGTATTGCCAATGTAAACGCTACAGGTGGTAGTATTACTAACGTAAACAAAGTCGGAGCTGACATTGCTAACGTCAATACGGTGGCTTCTGCTCCTAACTTAGCTAATGTAGCTACCGTAAGTGGAAGCATTGCCAATGTTAATAATGTTGGTGGTAGTATTTCCAATGTAAACACTGTAGCCCCTAGTCTTACCAATGTAGCCACAGTAGCAACGGGGATTACTAACGTCAATACAGTGGCAGGTAGTATTACCAATGTAAACGCCACAGGCGGTAGTATTTCCAATGTAAATAAAGTAGCTACCGATATTGCCAATGTAAATATTGTAGCCCCTGATATTATTAAGGTGCGGGTAGTAGGCGTAGACATCGTTAAAGTTAATACGGTAGCTGATAGTATTACCAAAGTAAACAATGTATCAGATAATATTGCTAACGTAAATATCGTTGGCCCTGCTATTGCAAATGTCAATGCTACAGGTGGAAGTATTGCTAATGTCAATACAGTAGCGACTAACTTAACAAATATAAATACAGTAGCTTCTGATATTGCTAACGTAAATACTGTTGCAGGTATCAATACAGTTTTAGTATCACAGAATGCAGCCACAGCTTCTACAGCAGCAACAAACGCATCTAACTCAGCTTCGGCTGCTGCTACTTCAGCGTCAGTCGCTTCTAGTGCTGCTGCTATTGCTGCATCCACGGCTGCTTCGGAAGCAGTATCACAGATCAACATTATTGGTTTTTATGCTAACTATGGCTTAATAACTGATGCAGTTGGAACGTCAACAGATTATGGGAGTCTCACATAAT